GTGCCTGTAATATTTGAACCTGATCCTTATTTTCGTTCTCGGTCTAATTGGGGTGATGATTCTACTCCTACCCCTTTTATGGATCGTTTAGATCGTGATGGATTTACAGGTTATTATTGGCCCCCTTCTCAGGAAAATATGGTGTTTGAGCTTGATATAATTGATCCCGCTGATTGGAATATTCCACAAGAAATACAAGTGGACAATAATGATCACTCTTATGAGTATACACCTCAGTCGCGAACTCCTTGGACACCTGATTATCATCAACAGAGTGTTCCGATGATATGGGAGTTTCCTGTGCCTGATTTTTCCGAACCGCCTCAACATCGTCGTGATAATTTTGAAGAGGATTACCCCAGTATTTTAGCTTGGGCTGATCATCATATTGAAGGACAGCATACGCGATGGCGTGTTGCTATGCAGTTAATGCATGATGTTGAACTTAATCCTGGACCTGTGATGTGTTATTTTATTGGACTTGCTGCTCTTTATGGTTTAGATCGTTTTTCTTTTGAACCTTTTGCAGTCCATAATATCTATTCCACGGATTTTCCGTTTTTCTCTACTTATGAGACCATGTCTTATGATCCTGTTTCTTTTGAATCTAATGCTTTTTTCTTGTCATGGTTTTGGTGGTGGCTTGTTTCTCCATCTTTCATTTTTGTGGCTTGTTATATGCTTGATAGATTTTTGATACTGTTACGTTACTTTTTCGGTTTTACGAGATTTGCCCATTTTTGGATAGTGGTAGTTAACCGTCATGTATTGTGGCGATTTCAAATGTTGCAGGGTTTTGGTCCTTACTCTCTTTTACTTGGTTTTTATATTTGGTATGTGTTGTGGGGTGTTCTTGGTTATCTTAATCCTATTCATTCTTTATGGATTTCATTTGTCTGTTATTGTATTGCTTTTGTTTGGATGCGTGTTATCGCTCATGCAATTGGTTACTTGGGTAATTTCTTTGCGCGACGTGGTAGATCTCGTTCTTGGCAAACATTTTATTATGCTATTCGACCTTTTTATGATGGTATGGAAGATTTTCTTGAACTTCCTGCTTGGCTTAAGGAGTTTGAATGTGCGCTTGATATGGGTGAACTTGATGAGAAAATGTTTGATGATATGTGTGAAATGCGGTATGATGAGTCTCTCGTTGATAATGGAGAGCTCGTACATCAGTCCCAGTTCGTGCCCCAAATGGATAGCTCTACTTTTAGTGGTGATGCTGAGGGTTGTTTACATCCTGAGTGGGCAGCTTTTGAACATACACAAGATCGTGCTCGTATGCTTAAGATTCGTAAGAAGTTGTTGAAAGTTGTTCGTAAACATGATACTTCTTCTGTTTCTAAATGTCTTTTGCGTGCCTGTGTTGCGTCTTTGAATGAGTATTTTGCCTTACATCCTAAAGAAGAGGCTAGGTTTGTTTCCCAGATGAATGGTTCTTGGTTTTCTACTGCTAAGGATTTTCTTGCTCCTCGTGTTGGTATGGATTCTGCTACACAAGCTACTTTGTTAAAGTTTGCTGAGGATCTTCGCCAACCTAAAGTTACTGTGGATATTCCTTTACTTACCTCTTTGCGTGATCAACTTGTGTCTTGCTATGAGAAACCTGAACTTCACCAACTTGGACTTTATTTAGCTTATCTTGCTTTAACTATCTGCTTTGAGGGTGGGTGGTCGAAAGCTAGTGTTGTTGCGTATGGTTTACACGCATATACTATGTGGCTTTATGGTATTATGAGTCCTTGTTCTTTGGCTATGGGTGCTTCTCGAGCTCTATTTTCCATGGAGTCCAAGAAACCTCATATTGAACAGCCTGTTATTTTCTTTTCTCCTGAAGAAGTTGATGAGTATAATGAAGCAGCAGGTAGTTTTGTTCGACAAGGTAAGCCTTTGTCATGGAAAGATGAGGACACTGCGTCTGTAGTTGAGCCTATTTTGGGACTTATGTGGTTTACCATGTTTTCTAAGTCTGCCAAGAAAGGTCAATTTACTTCGTTTATGGAATCTTTATCTAAAATGCCTCAGATGGAACGTGGTGTTACCTGGTCTGTAGATTTCTTTATTAAGATGTTGGCTAAGTTTGCTCAGTGGATTCCTGAAGAGTATGATATGCATGGTTGTTTGAAGAAAGAGTCTATGTTTCCTGAACTTGATGATATTGTTAGAGATGCTGACGTAATTATTAAGGAGTATAGGAAACCTGATTTTCGGCTTGATGGTGATATGATTGAACGTATTTTTAATGTTGAGGCTCGAATTAATCGAGCGTATTCCGACAGAGATTTGCGCGATAACAAATTTCCTGAAGCTAGGAAGATTCTTACTAAGATCTCTCAGAATTTTAAGGTGATTACTGATTATGCTGCTCAAAATGCTAAAGGCAAGAATTGTAAGCGTCAGAAACCCATTGGTGTTATTCTTTGTGGGGGCTCTGGTGTTGGAAAGACTTATGTTTGTATGAATCTTGTTCAGAAGTTGTTGATGCGGTGTCTTCCCGCTAGTTTGATTTCGGCTTGTCATAAGAACTATATGGATTTTGTCAATTATATTCAGTTTGGCTACAATTTTATTCCTAACTTCAAACGAGGATTCATAAGTGTGGTCAATGAGTTTGGCGCGATGACTGATGTTCAAGGTTTGAATTTTACTGGTTGTGTTGATCTTATTTCTATGGTTGATGAAGCGCCTAAGATTGTTGAGAGTGCTTCTTTGGATCAGAAAGATAATCAGTTCTTTGACTCTAAGTTTATCATGATTACTACTAATCGTACTAGTTGGAAGGAATTTGTCTCTGTGTATTTTAAACTTGCTCTTTTGAGGAGATTTACTGTTTTTACCGTATTTCCTTATGTTGAGTATTGTACTCCGGAGTCAGTTCAGGATTACTTGAATAATGGTAAAGATAAGTCCAAACTTAAGATTCGTGATTCTTTTGATATGCCTACTCTTCCCGATGGAGGTCCAGTTGAAAATTGTTATGAATTTTTACTAACAGATTTTTCTACTGGCGACATTACTGGACCTTCTATGAATGTCTATGAACTTGAGGAGTGGATGGTGAATCAATATCGTAAACAAGCTGTGGTTTTTGAGGGCAATGGTAAGAATGAGAAGATTATTCGTGAGCGTGCATTGAAACGTAGGATGGAAGAGACTGGTGAAGTCTTTCCTGAATTGTTTTCTGGTCAGGGGTGGTTTTCCTCTTTCCGTGAGTATTTTTGGCCTGATGAAGTTGATCTTTTGGAGCCTACTGTTGTTGACGTTGTTAAGGAAGCTTTCGGTGAGATCGAGTGTGTTTGTACCACTTGGTTGTCTGATCCGTTAGTTCAGCGTGCTTTGCTCGTAATTGGGATTCTAGGATCTCTTTATGTGGGGTGGGGCTATGCTCGTGTTCATTTAGTTGAGCAGAGTTTTACCCCTAAAATAGCAAAAGCGCGTCCTGACAAGAGAACTCGAGAGAAGATGCGACAGACTAAGTCTACAGTTCATGCTTCCCATCCTGCTCTTAAGGGTGGTAATTTTGATGAGTTGCCAAATCATGTTATTCAAGGGCATAAGTTTCGTGAGAATGCTGTTAACCTTGTTACTACTTTAGCGTGTCATAACCTTTTTGATGTTTTACACATTCAACCTGGGAAAGAACCTTATCTTCTTGGTAGATGCTTGTTTATTGTTGG